TGCAATCATCTGGTGGTGTCCAGCCGGGCAATCCATCCCATACAACAACGTTGATGACGAGGGTTGCGGAGTCAATGATGGCGTAGTTTTTCATGATGATCAGAACTCCAGGACCATGACCATGCCATCAGAACCAGCACTGCCGCCGCCGCCATAGTTGCCGTTACCTCCAGCTCCTCTGCCAGCAAAAAATGTGCCGCCACCAGGGTTAGGTGTTTCATAAACCGTACCATAATCATCACTACCTGGCACTCCACCTAAACCACCAAGACTGATCAAACTATTTGTACTACTACCACCACCGCCAGGACTTGCATCGCTGGCGCCCCCACCTCCATTGCCCGTAATTGTCAATCCTGTACCAGCGGGATCAAAACTTGTATTGCCGCCTGCACCGCCACCACCGCCACCACCCGCACCAATCGTTACAGCAGCAGAAGCACCCATTTCCGTGGTGCTGTAGAGCCTAAAAGCTGTACCACCGCCACCGCCGCCGCCACCAGTCGCGCCGCTGTAGCCATTGCCCCCACCACCGCCGCCGCCTGTTGCAAACACCAGAAACGTTGTCTTGCCGCTAGTAGGTGTATAGGTTGCGCTGGCTGTAAAGGTTTGGATGGAAGTGCCAGCTGCAACCGTTCCCCATGACGCGAGGCTGCCGCTGGTAATCAGTGCTTTGCCAGCATTTCCCGTCTGACTAGGTAGCAGAGCTGCCAGCGCTGCCGTAGCAGTTATGGCTCCAGTACCACCGTTAGCAATCGGAGTGGTGCCGCCAACTTTGAACCCAGCCGGATCCAACACACCAACCGTGATCCACGCGCTGTTGGAACTGTTGCGAACTTTCCAAACTGGCGGACTACTACTGATATCAACCCAAGGTTGAAATGCAATCGTAACGCTAGGCGCACTAGCTCCACTGCTTTGGGTGAACAGTGCGGCAAGGTTGTCGTTGATGTCCGCACGAACACTGGGAAACGTGGCGTTTGCAACTATTTGGTCAGATTGAGCCATTAGGAGGCGCGTCCGTAGCCAACGGCATTGTAGGTGAAGTCTAGCGCTTGCCTGCTACCACCTTGTAAAAACTCCACATTGAACCCAGTGCGAGTCAGGTTGGTAATTTGCGTGTGGGTGTTTGCTCCGATTGCCAGAGCGGTAACACTAACGCTAGGCAGCAGCGTGTAGTACGGATCGCCAACGGTCACAGCTTTGTAGAACGCATTTGGGAACGTGATGCTAGTTACAGCACTGGTGCTACTAGTTTGAGTAGTCAAGCTGGTAGTTACGCGTCTAGTCAATTCGAGGATTGCTCCAAGTTCATCGATGGCAACGCCAATCAATTCTGTTTCGGTGGTGGCAATTGCTTTGACCTGAACGCCACGACCTTGAATCATGCCATTAGTGAATTCAGTCCATGGACCCCAGGTTGGTGAACCAGCAGGATCGGTTTGCGTCACCCGCACATAGGTTGTCACGTTGATTTGATCGGCAACCGTGCCATCAAAAAATCCAGTTTGTGCATCAAAATCACCACTGACCGCATCAAATAATGTTGAGAAAACAAGTGGACGGCTAACGATGTAGCGCCTGATTCTAAAATCATAGACAGCGCCAAGATCGAAGGTATCTTTGAATTGGTATTCAGCAGCGCAATCTCCTAGGCAATAAATTGTTTCCCAGTAATCTGGTGAAACATAAATATCTGGCTGAAGTACAAAGGCTGTTTCAGTCGAGTTGTAACTACCATTGATTGCCGTGCCATTAAATGGTGGTGACAAACTTTGTTCTGCCCATTCCTTTGCTGTAACTCGCGATTCTGGCTGCGGTAATGCCATTGCAATCCCGGTCGCAATTGAAGACCGATTACCAAGAAAATCCTCAAATTTAAGGAAATAGGTGCCAGGTAACAAGGGAACTTGCTTCTGCGTTGAACTACCAGCAACAGCTTGCACAACGTCATTAGCACTGTTCCACTCAGCTGTACCCAGTGCGCGTGGATCGTGACGAATGATGACACGACCACCCACTCGAACATCAAGTTCTGGTGCTTGTTTCCATGTAAGAATTACAGTTTCTTCACCAGTGGCAATAGCACTTACATCTTGTACATTTGATGGAGCTGCTCCAAGACCAACCACTGTATAGTTGGCTAGTGCTGGTTCGCTAAATAAAATACCTGTTGAGCTGATGCTACTTACCTGGATTTGATAGTTGCCTGGTTGTACGTCAAGAATATCAAAGGTAGTTCCTTGAACCGTAATAGTGGTAAAATTATCATCCTCAAAACGGTACTTGACACGGAATTTTTTGATGCCCTGTGGTGCGTACCAGCTGAAGGTGATTTTAACCGCAATACGTCCATTCAGTTCGTATTGAACTTCTGGACCGGACTCTCCGCCAATTTGTTGTGTTGACAGGACTGATAAGTTTGATGGTTGTGGAGGTATTTCATTTAAATTTGTACCATCTCTGAATACAAGCAAATCACCATTTTCAATGTAGTCATATTTGCTTTCATTGTGTGAAATGGCTGTAATTCCATAGTTAATGCCATCCTGTTCGCTAACGCTAAGTACGCGCCAAGTAGTTGCTTGTAGTGATGGACTTTCAATAATCCAAATACTATTGACATTTGGTGTATCGCTTAACGCGGATTGAAGTGTAATTACTTTGCCAACAACTGTTGAAATTTGTCTTTGCTCAACAGCACCGTCTGGCAGAATGACACTCAACAACGAACCTCCTTCAACGCTCAGGTCAGTGTTAACCGAATCATCAACGGTGATTGCGGTAGTCGTAGCTGCACTGATTCGACCTGCACGGCGCGATCCAGCCCGCACTGGATCTGAAATCAGGATGATTTGCCCAGGTCGGACCTGCTGCCCTGCCTCAAGACTGGATGCAAAAGTGCAGACTTCCTTTTCGTAGCGTTCGGAGAATAAAAGCCAACGGCCAATTCTGTTGGCCTGTCCCCTGCTGGTACAAGCAAAAGCGCTGATTTCACTACGCACTACACCATATCTAGAAATTGAATCGGTATCTTCAACCACTTCATATGCAGTATCGCGAATGCCTTTTATTGCTTGTTCTTCCTGGTCATACCTAACATCTAAATAGCTAACTACTGCTACATTTGGACGAATTTTTAAACTGCTACCACTATACGAAAACCCCTCAGGAGTAACGTTTGCCTGATTAAATAAATAGAGTGGGTCTGATGGTGCATCTTGCGCAATAGTTAAACTGCCAACGCTCCAGTAAGCTTGGCAACGCATAACAGACAGCAAGTCGTTAACTACCTTGTATGCTTCTTCTGCTGTTTGAATTGATGTGTTACAGCTGAATCGTGCCTCTTGACCTCCGTAGCCATCGTTGACAAGATAATTAGAATATCTGCTAGCAGCAAAAAATGCCCATTTATCAAGCTTGCTTGCGGTACCAGTAAAACTAAGTTTTTCTGCATCTGTGAGAATGTGATCTCCAAATCCATAACGAGTTGAAATTAATAGATCGTATAAAATCCACGCGGGACATGATGTCCAAGCAGCTGCTGCAAAAGTACCATCCCAGATAAAGTTTGTTGGGTAAATAATACGTCCGGTATTGGCATCGACGGTTACTCCATTCGGAATTCGTACCTTAATACCTTTTATGTAGTAACTGCGCGATGGGATGGTGCTAAATTGTTCGGCATCAACTCGAAGTCCAATAAGCGCAGAATTTGGGTAAGTTAATTTTGCCCAGATGATTTCGGTATAACTACTCCAGCTAAAGGTATTTGACAGTAATGGATCGGTGCTATCATCTGTGACACGTGTAACTTTAATGGCTACGTTATCGCTAGGATTTGGGCGTACCAAATTGATTAGGTAATCCTTTTTATACTCATCAGCAGTTCGACCGGATATGATGTCACTAGTTGCGTCATTGATGCCTATTGCTTGGTCAACAAAGGCTCCACTCCCGTATTGAATAGAAATTTTTAATTCAACATTTGCGCCAGATGTATCGCCGGTAGAACTGTTTATTTGCTGAAGCGCTGGAATTGCAATAGTTACACGCACGGCGTCAACATTTTCATCTGTAATTGTGTATATAGGTGACACACCTTTTACGACTGTAAGTCCGACTGGTTTTTCATCTTCGACACCACCGCCTAATGGAATATATTCTTGGTTTTGCTCTCCGTTACGCTTGTATGTTGTAACATTTGTAAAATTATAAGAATCGTCTTTGTTTTGAAGTGGAGTGTTGTTTAAAAAAATTGATTTATCACCATTAAATAATCCGCCAATTTCACCTTCTGAGATTAAATCTATGACGTTAGCGTATTGTCTTGAGTCAAGACTATCGGGAGCGCTTGAAGGCGTGCGACTGCTGCCGCCACCAGCTTTTCCGCCACCCATTGCACCAATGATTGTCATGCTTGCACCTGCTCAGTATCTGTGCCAGCAGAAATAGTTACGCTGCCGACCAACGTGAGGCCATATACGCAAGGTACGGGCACACCTTGCCGTGATGTTTGCTGAATTCCAGAAAAACTATATGTTTTACGAGGATCTCCATCACTATCTGGACCTTGCGGAACTTTTGGGACCGGCATTAAAAGTTGCGCAGTACCGGTTAAAACTAATCCAATGCCTATATTCCCAGCAATAGCCGCAACAGTAGCCCAACCACCTGTAGCCCATGCTGAAGCTGCTGATGCAGTAAAACCGGCAGCACTGAAACCCAATGATGCGCCCATAGTTATAAATGCAGTTGCAATCAAGGCAACGCCGATGGCTATTTTTAATCCACCTCCAGCACCAGCAACCACCGGCATGATCTTGATGTCTTGCTGCCCGGCTGGATCGTGAATCTCGTCTAGCCCCAAGTCGTAGGTGCCCACTGTCACGCGGTAATACTGCTCGGCCATGTGCTGTTCCAAGCCAGGGAAATTGGCCACCAGCATTCGCACCGCCTCAGCCGCAGTGGCCACGTCTGCTTCGAGCACACGCCTGCCAATGAACTTGGCCAACTGCCCGTAGAGCTTGATCTTACGGAGCATGACGCAACCTCCTTCCAGTTACTTTAGCCAACCATCCGCCGTACATGTCCCTACTGCTAAGGCGACCTTGGATGTGGTGTAGCACCATCCCATCGCCAATGTAAACGGCGCAATGGTTTAAGCCTGGTGCGTTGATTGACATCAGCAGCAAGTCACCACGTTCGAGCAATTCGTCTTCTTTCAGCTCACGGAATCCAGTTGCTGCCCAGCAGCCGTCAAACATGGGTGCGGCAAGGAAGTCGGCTGGGTCCAGTGGCCGTTCCCAGTCACGCAGCATGATGCCGCGATCTGCGTACCAGTCACGCGCCAGTGTCCAGCAGTCTTGTACGGCCCACACCCATTGCCTGCCAATCAGTGGAGCGCGGTATCCGCATGGTGTGTAGGTGCCCCATGCTTTGGTCTTGGGGTTGACGATGTGCCATGGCAGGCCACTGGCCTCCGCTGCCACCTTGTCCGCTTCGCTAGCTATGGCTGGTGTTACAGGGTGGCTGTGCACGATAGCCGTGATCTCGCCAGCATCCTCAGCAGCTGCGTAATCTTCTGGCGTTAGCACAAACAACTGTTCGGGATGCGTGGCTAGGTTGCGGCATGGCCAGTAACGTTCGCGGCCTTTGATCACCACGACCACGCCACAAGCCTCCAACGGATCCTGTGCTTCAGCGTGCTCTAAGGCAGCGTCACGCCAGGTCATGCGAAGTAACTACCAATGCCGACAAATCCACCGTGCGGCAACTCAGCAGTTTGCCCAAATCGTGCCTTGCAGCTATCAATCCGTTTGCCGCATACATCTTCGCTTGCATTGCCAACCGCTACGTCGCTGACGTTGAAGTAATTGGTGCCGGTATAGCTGCACTCAGTCGAGCGATAGACCCACTGGCAACGGGTAATGCACTGTCGCTTGGGTGCCCTAACACCAGCCATGTCAAAGGCACTGGCAAGTTCAAACTCCACAACGTCGCGGTTCTCTGCTGACTTGCGATCTACAAAGAAAACTTCAGATGGAAACTGGGCCAGGGGGTCAGCAGTGCCAAATGGATTGCCAACTTCTTGGTAAATAAATGTATCGTCTTCATACAAAAGCGCAAAACTGTCTTCCGTTAACAAGTAGTCGTCTGAAGTAAAATTTGCATCATCAATAAAACGCGCAAGTGTCCTAATGCGCGTTAATTTTGCGCCTTCCAGACCTTCTGGCAGCGTCAGAATTAACGCTGTAATAGTGCCCATCAGATTGCTGATCCGCATCTTGGGGCGCGGCAACGTGCCTTGGCCGCTGTACTCAAAACCTTCTACCTCAATGGGTAGCGCCACATACGCTTGGCCGTTCCAGGTCACGTTGCCATAACCGTTGTCATTGGTGCCAGCGTGAAAGTAGTACGTTTCTGCTACACCGTGCTGGGCTACGTTCAGCTCAAGCTGAAACAGTTCAATCAGTGCGCCAGGTGCGATCCCCTGTAACGCACTTGTTACCTCAGCAGTGCTGTCGCTAGTTACATAACCAGCAACCCAGTAGCCGGTTACGACGTAATTCATTGATTATGCGTTGACAGCCTTGATGACTGCAAAGCCGATCACAATGGCTTCGGACAACGAGCCAGCAGTTATGTTGCGGACGTTGATGGAAGCGGACCCGGCTCCTGCTTGAGCGTTTAGCAGGTACGAGCCAGCAGTGCCGCCGCTGACGTGGTTCAGTACCAGCAGATCGGTTGCCACGATGGTGCTGTTGGTCAGCGTAAAAGTCACCGTGGTATTCGCTGCCAGTGATGCGTTATGCATCGTGATCTGGCCGCATTTCTTGCTCAGCGTGACAGCGGTTGCCTTGCTGGTTGCTTGCGTAACCGTCCCGCCTTCACCCGTGATATATCCAGCCTTATCGGTGTTGAGGTTCGTGAAGTTGGAATCAACCTCGGTATGGGTCAGCGGGCTGCCTTTACCTGCGCGGGTGACAATGGTGCTCATGGAGTCGGCTCAAAAACTTGGGTAAATGTTGCTTGTAGCGTAGCGCGATTCAGGTAAGGAATCGACTTAGACCAGTCGTAGCAGGTCCATTGGTAGGCAGTGGCGCTATCTGGTGGTGTCCAGGTGAACGATGCGCCATCAGCAGCCCGTGCATCAAGGAATGCCTCAATCGTATCAGCATTGGTTTCTGACACCTCCCAGGTAAGGCTCCAGACTTTGGGATTCTGGTTCA